CGTGGGTTTGAATCCTGTGACGTTCTTGCGTCTAGCCAGAGTGTTTTCCAACTTGATCTTGAGTGCTTTTCTCCTGGTCTGTGTTTTCTTTTTAGTTTTCTTCATGGTTGACAGTATTACCAAGTGTGCTATAATATACTAATAATTATCTTAAAATACATGAGCAATATGCACACAGATTTACCAAAAACTATTAACGAAGCACTCAAAATACTAGCATATAATGATTATTTTTGGTCTGATCCCCAAAAGGCCCATATCAGGCCGCATCCAAAGGACCAGGAGACCGTGAGATCGTTGGCAGAATCACAGTATGCATGGACTGAGAAGCAGGCACGTTTAGCACTGGTCATACTGAAAAGATACCTGACCAAATTCCAAGCACACGGCATGGACATCAAATCACTGTTGGACAACCCAGTGTACGAGGACGAATTCAGGGTGATCAGCTTTGACAAGGTCATAGAGAAGTACACAGATGAGGACAACATAGATAAGATAGAGATGAGATTCCCTTACAACAAGAAAGTAATACAACTGATACGTTGCATGAAAGACAAACGTGGCTTGCCTGGAATGTATGCACTGTATGATGGTGAGAAAAAGAAGTGGACCTTCCAACACAGCGATGTCACCGCATACTACCTGACTCTGATAGCAGTGAGGTACGACTTCAAATTCATGGACGAAAGTTTGCTAGACGATTACGAAGAGATAAAAAAACAAATCAGGGGACATCGTAAACCCACAGCACGATTGGTCGCTGGTGAGGTTGTGTTGGACAACGCACCTGAATCACTACAGGAATATTGGAATGAAAACTTTAAAAACAAAACGGCACTGACACAAGTGGACTCCTTGAAGAACTTCAACATATCAACAAAAGGAATAGATGTGCCAGCAGAGACAACCATAGGTCACAAGGTGGCACACAACAACTACCACAAGCTGTGGATCGACTCAACCGCGGTCAGCAAGAAGGAAGTCGTGATGGGACTCGTGGAACTGGATTGCTTTCCAATAATAATGCCGGTCAGTGGGGAGATGGACACACAAGAAGAAGTCAAGGAGTTCTGGGAATGGATGAAAGCATTCAAATCACAGGGCATAGACATACTGACCCAGTGTTCGTGGGGTTTCGATGTCAAGGAACCCGTGTATGTCAAGGATGTCAAGGACCTAGACAAGAGTCACACACAGATAAAAAGGCAAGGACAGATGATGATCAGCAACAATCATTCAAGGGAGTTCTTCGAGAACCTGTACGAGATCAACCAAATGAGCCGACAGTTCAAGTTCATCAACGAGGACACCAAAATCATTTTCGTCAGGAACAGGATACCTAGGGCGGTGATCAAAAGCAAGATAAAACCAAAAGCATCATTGGTAACATTAGGTGGTGGTTATTACGCCACGGGCACTGATAACCTGAAAAGACTTCTTGAGAATCTTCCAAAAAAGTTGTATTATAGTGATCACCAACCGAGTAGTTGGGATTGGCACGATCACGTTATAGTGAGACTTTAAATATGAGCAGTTGTAAATTAGTAATAAAAGACGAAGTGAACGTCAAGTTCGAGAACCTTTCCCTGGAATGGAGGAAGAGGCTTTCCAACAAATTCAAATATGAGATACCATATGCCAGACATCTACCAGCGGTCAAGCTAGGCAGGTGGGACGGCAAGGTGTCATTCTTTGGTTTGGGCGGGACGACCTATCTCAACCTGGTTGATCAAATACTTCCCATACTGGAAGATGGTGGCGTGTACGTGGAGATGGAAGATCAAAGAGAGCAACACAACTTTGAATTCAAAGCAGTAGACAAAGATTACCTATCACACATAAAGTGGCCTGACAATCATCCAATGGCCGGACAGTCGATTGAGTTAAGAGATTATCAAATACAAACCATAAACAAGTTCATAGAAAATCCCCAGTGCATACAGGAGATCGCCACAGGAGCAGGTAAGACAATTATCACTGCGGCACTGTGCCAGCTGGTTGAGCCCTATGGACGTACACTGACAATAGTGCCAAACAAAAGTCTAGTGACACAGACCGAGGAGGACTTCGTTGCTTGTAATCTAGACGTTGGTGTGTACTACGGGGACAGGAAAGAACTGGGCAGGTTCAACACCATCGCAACTTGGCAATCATTAAACGTGTTAGAAAAGAAAAGCAAGGACGAACACTCGGAAGCATTTGCAGAAGCTATACAAGGAATCAACACAATCATAATAGACGAAGTACACATGGCCAAGGCTGATGTGCTTAAAAGATTGTTGACCGGACCTTTTGCACACTGTGGCATACGTTGGGGACTGACCGGAACTGTGCCCAAAGCAGACTACGAGTTCATGGGTTTGAAATGTAGCATAGGTGATGTCACTCACAGGATACAGGCAAGCGAACTGCAAGACAAAGGAGTACTCGCAAACTGTCACGTGAATGTGTTACAGACCCAAGACCATCCGATGTTCAAAACATATGCAGAAGAACTCAAATGGCTCACAACGGACAAAGTTAGGATGGCTTGGGTGGCGAAAACTATAAAAGACATCTCAACATCGGGCAACACACTGATACTCGTTGACAGGATATCAGCGGGGGAGATATTACAAGAACAAATCGAAGATGCGGTGTTCGTATCTGGATCAACCAAAAACACAGACAGGAAGGAACAATATGATGAAGTATCTACTGCGACAAATAAGGTTATTATCGCCACATATGGAGTTGCCAGCGTTGGTATTAATATTCCTAGGATTTTTAATCTTGTTCTCATAGAGCCGGGCAAGTCGTTCGTCCGTGTGATACAGAGCATAGGGAGAGGAATCAGGAAGGCCGAAGACAAGGAGAACGTGCAGATATGGGACATTACCAGTTCATGCAAGTTTGCGAAAAGACACCTGGGGGCAAGGAAAAAGTTTTACAAAGAGGCCAATTACCCGTATACTATAGAAAAGATAAATTATGAAAATCCTTACACTTGATAACAGAACATACAAACTAGAGAAGATACCAGAATGGGTTGATGAGAATCTGAGATTCGCAGTGCTAGACAACTCAGATCCCGCTGAACCGGATTTCTTCTACATACCGTTGATATTCCTTGAGAGCTTCAATGCTCCCGCGGCAGTACTCCAAATTGGAGAACACAGGATCAAGATGCCATTGGATTGGAAGATGTTGATAGGTGAGGCAGGACAGTCAGAGATGCATGTGTTACCAATAACCAGTTTGAACGACAGGGGATTTGACGCATTCACATTCAACCCGTTGTCTAGTCCCAAACCAGATTTCTATCCCATAGATGTTGTGGACATATACACAGAGGTCAAATGGTACTTCCCAAAGATCAAGTCAGGACAGATGTTGGCGGTGCCGTTGAGCAACGGGCCAAAACCAATGTGTGCCTACTTCGTCAAGGACATTTCTAGACAGTGCGAACAGGTAGACTATGGCTCAGTCTGGTAGGAAATCAATCAAGATCGAAGCGCCTGTTATGCTTATCGAAGGCACTCCTATCTGGATGGACAAAAACTGGGCCGTTGACTTCTTTGACTGGTTAGGGAAAACAAAATTGAAAGTTTCAGGTATGAAACATATGCAAAACAAATTACAATTAACATTCGTAACACCAAAAGAATGCACAATGTTTGGATTAAAATATGCCAGCAGAAAAAAATAGAAAATTTTTCGATCTGAGGAATGGCCTCAAGGCCGTTGACTTCAGGAACAAGGACTACTTTGACAGGATAGATGACAAGGAGAAATCCTTGTACTCCCCCTACATGCTGATGAGATACGTTTCCAGCGTGTCCTCAAAGGATCCGTTCTACGTGGAACACTACGTAGAGATGGTGAACGAGTGTGTGAACAAGCACTGCTTCACGTTAGGCAAACACAAGAAACTGTTATGGATACTGACTGCCATGTGCGGGGCGGAGGCACAGCAGTTCCATCCATGGCTGAAACCCATGAAGCGTGTGGCGAACAAATCTTTAAAAAAATTAATGCAGATCTATCCCAACTGGAAAGAGACAGACCTAGAAACACTAGACAAGGTGATCACAGACAAAGAACTTGAGGAACTGATGGAGGCACATGGCATCGAATCTAAATAAGTGTACATACTGCGACAAGACATTTGCAAAGGAACGTACACTACAAGTTCACCTGTGTGAACCAAAACGAAGATACCTTCAAAAAGATGAGAAGTGGGTGGTCAACGCTTTCATGGTGTTCCAGAGATTCTACCAGATACATCAGCACAATTCAAAACCTAGGACATATGATGACTTCGTTGACAGTGCATACTACAATGCATTCGTGAAGTTTGGTCGTTTCATCATGCACATAAATCCATTGTACCCAGACAAGTACATAGACTACGTGCTACACTCAAAGATCAAACTGGATCACTGGGCCAGAGATGACCTGTACGAAGCATACCTGATTGAAGCACTGAAATCAGAACCCGTGGAGGCCGCACTACAGAGGAGCATAGCCACCATGATGGACTGGGCCACGGAGCAGAACGCACAATGGTCTGACTACTTCCGATTGGTCAACACCAACAGGGCAGTGCAACACATACAGCAAGGAAAGATGAGTCCTTGGTTGTTGCTAGGTTGCAGTGCAGGGAAAAGGATGTTAAAATCATTTAACGACGAACAATTACAAATGATAGAAAGATTCATAAACCCAAGTTTCTGGCCGAGCAAGTTGAAGAGCTACCCGGCAGATCAAATGTTGGTGCAGGACACAGCAAGGGAGGCCAAGATTGTCTAAGATAGATGTGGATCAATCGGATGAATTGGATTTCGTTGATGGTGACAGTTGTGTCATCATAAGCAA